GTCACAAACAAGAAGCAGGCGATAGCAATTGCCTTGTCTGAGGCTGGCGTCAGCAAAAAGAAGGGTAGGAAGAAATCGTAATGGCGACTAGCGGGACTTACAGCTTTACTCTTGATTTGTCAGACATAATCGAGGAGGCATTTGAACGTGCTGGGCTTGAGCTTAGAAGCGGGTATGACTACAAGACTGCTCGTCGTAGCCTTGATTTGCTTATGCTTGAGTGGCAAAACCGGGGTCTTAATCTCTGGACGGTACGGGATGCGACGCTCTCTCTTGTTGCCGGAACGTCATCTTATGACCTGACGGGAGAAAAGCTGGATATCGTAGAGGGGCTACTCAGGACGGATGCTGGAGACTCCTCGAAGCAGTCAGACCTGACCATGCAGAGAATCTCGGTTAGCCAGTATGCCCATCAGACTAACAAGTTAACACAAGGAAGGCCATTGCAGTTCTACGTGGAACGCAAGCCAGCGAATATCACTTTGCACTTCTGGCCTGTGCCAGACGCCACAACAAGCTACACCTTTGCTTACTACTATATGGAGCGAGTTGAGGATAGCGGAAAACCGGCGTCGAACACCATGGATGTGCCGGCAAGGTATCTTCCCTGCTTGGTCGCAGGACTTGCGTATCAGATTGCCAGCAAAAGACCAGAGTCGATGCAGATAGCGCCAATGCTCAAGCAGGCTTACGATGAGCAGTGGATGCTCGCGTCAGATGCGGCGAGAGAGAAGGCATCGCTCTATGTTGCGCCGGGAGGCTACAACAACCTATGAGCAGTTATGCGAAGGGTAGCAAGGCTTTTGGCTTTTGCGACAGGACTGGATTTAGATACCCCCTGAGAGACCTTGTTCGCCAGATTGAAGATGGCCGATGGAACGGGCTTCTTGTTGGAAGAGACGTTGTGGATCAGGATCAGCCACAGCTAAAACTAGGAGACGTTAATGCGAGCGACCCACAAGCTCTGCGGTTTCCGAGGCCCGACAAAGACCTTACTGAAAGTAGGGCTTTATTTGCGTGGAATCCTGTGGGCGGCGGTAATACTGCTTTGGGTAGTAGCACTGTTGGCCTCGACATGGAAGGACTGGTTGGGCGCGTAACGGTAGAGACTAGCTAATGGCATTTACTTACACGACATTGAAGCAGGCGATTCAGGACTATTGCGAGTCGAACGAAACCAGCTTCGTTAATAACCTGCCAACCATTATCCAGCAGGCAGAAGACAAGATCCTGAAAAGCGTACAGATTCCAGACTTTCGGAAGAACGTCTCAGGAACGATTGCATCAGGCAATCAGTATCTAATCATGCCGTCCGACTTTCTTACGCCATATTCGCTGGCTGTAGATAACAGCGGCTACGATTATCTCATGTTCAAGGACGTGAATTTCATTCGTCAGGCGTACCCAAGCTCGTCAACTCAGGGCGCCCCAAAATACTACGGCTTATTTAGCAGTCAGTATTTTATATTGGGACCAACACCTGACGCAGATTATGCGGTTGAACTGCACTACTTCCACAGCCCGGAATCCATCACGGAGTCGGCAGACGGCACGAGCTGGCTAGGAACAAACGCGGCTTCAACCCTTTTGTATGGATCTCTTGTTGAGGCTTATACTTATCTCAAGGGAGACCCAGACCTGATGCAACTGTACGTTCAGCGGTATCAGGAGGCTCTGGCCAAGCTGGAAGTTCTCGGTGAAGGCTATAGCACCACTGATAGCTATCGAGGCGGTGAGGTAAGGAAGCCTAGAGACTAATGTTTGATAGTGGAAGTTCTGAAGTAGGCAGTGTTTTCGTTCAAACCACCTCTGGACGGGGCTTTACCCCAGAAGAGGTGGCCGAGCGCTGTTTAAACAAGATCATCGCCGTCTCGGAGGACGCTAACCCCGTGATCCGAGAGCAAGCCGATGCATTTAAAAACCAGCTCCGCGCAGTCCTTGTCTTCTACATGAAGCAGGCCATAAGTAGCGACCGGACAACTGTTTATAACGCACTGCTTTCCGCAGGGCAAAAAGACCTAGCCGAGACCATCAGGAGACTTTGATATGGCTTTCACAGGTAACTATATGTGCACCTCGTTCAAGCAACAGCTTTTGCAAGGACAGCACAACTTTACGAACTCAACTGGCCACACATTCAAGCTGGCTCTGTATACCAACAGCGCTTCGTTTGACGCCTCAACAACCGACTATACGGCGACTAATGAGTCGTCTGGAACCGGTTATTCTGCTGGCGGTGGCACCCTAACCAACGTCACGCCAAGCACATCCGGCACCACGGCACTAACCGACTTTGATGACCTGACGTTCTCGTCTTCATCTATTACTGCGCGTGGCGCACTGATATACAACTCAACAACCGGTGGCAACTCAAGCACAACCGACTCAGTTGTTGTTTTGGATTTCGGATCTGATAAGACATCCAGCGCCGGTGACTTCACTATCGTTTTCCCGACTGCTGACGCCTCTAACGCTATTATTCGGATTGCATAATCATGGCTCTTGTTGTTGCTGATCGCGTAAAGGAGGAAACGTCCTCCACGGGCACAGGCGCAATCACTCTAGGTGGTGCGGCTGATAACTTTGTCACATTTTCTTCGGAGCTTTCTGATGGGGACACGACTTACTATGCCATAGTTGATAGCAACAACAACGCATATGAAGTCGGGATAGGAACGTATACGAGCGGCACCAATAGCCTGTCTCGCGATACGATCCTCGAAAGCTCGAACGCAGGCTCTGTTGTTAACTTGTCATCAGGATCAAAGGATGTGTTTATCACATATCCGGCGAGCAAGGCCGTCTATCTTGACTCGAACTCCAAGATTGCCGGCAATCAGACGTTCTCTGGAACGGTGACATTAAACGCAGACCCGGCCTCCGCCCTGCAAGCCGCAACCAAGCAGTATGTGGATAACATCGCGGCGGCTGGACTGCATTACCACGCCCCCGTTCGGGTTGAGCAGGAAGGCAATCTGACGGTCACTTATGACAACGGCACGGCGGGTGTTGGGGCAACTTTAACCAACGCTGGCACTCAGGCCGCCCTAGTCATTGATGGTGTGACGATGTCCACCAGCGACAGGGTTCTAATTTATGAGCAAACAGATGCCACCCAAAACGGTGTTTACACGGTAACGGATGTTGGTTCTGCATCTACAAACTGGGTATTAACCCGAGCAACCGATGCGGACAGCTACGGCCCGTCCGACCCTGACTCTCTTGGCCAAGGTGACGCCTTTTTTGTACAAGAAGGTGCGCTGGGTGCTGGCGAAACCTATGTGATGAACACCGAGGGCACGATCACCTTTGGCACGACAGACATCACGTTCAGCCAGATATCATCAACGCAAATCTACACCTCCGGAAGCGGCATTACCATTTCCGGCTCCGTTATCAATGCGGTGCAGACTCTTGACTTGGTAACAAACCTTGGCGCAACGACAGCTAATTCCGTGACCGTCGGCGGCCTAACAGCTTCGGGGCTTGTTTACCCGGCGTCGGATGGTACGACCGGCCAGTTTATGCAGACTGACGGCGCCGGAAACCTAGGTTTTGCCACGGTGTCACTGACAACGCCCACGCTTGATGCGGTGACCACCTCTGGAAACTCCACATCAAACAGTATTACTGTTGGTCAGGTAAACGCCACAGGGGGCAACTCTACCCAGTGGAACTCGGCATACAACGACAAGATAAACAGTGCTTCATTTAACACTTCTGACGGCATTCTAACGCTTACTCAGCAAGATGCCGGCACTGTCACGGTTGATCTTGATGGTCGATACAGCACGACAGACACAAACACGACATATACGGCAGGGGCTGGTCTTGACCTTACCGGAACTGTGTTTAGTGTTGAGTCGGATTTACGGGGCGATGTTGTTTACATAGGCCAAGACACTAACGACTATATTCACGTAAATACAACGGTCATTGACTTCCGGCTTGATGGCAATCTAGACATGCGGCTCGAGAACGATGGAGACCTCCACGTTGATGGGGACGTTATTGCCTACTCGACAACAACCTCGGATAGGCGCTTAAAAGACAACGTCGAGACTATCGAAAATGCTCTCGACAAGGTGTGCGCCCTTCGTGGGGTTGAGTACGACTGGAATGCAACATCCAGAAATGGTCAGCACGACATGGGCGTTATTGCCCAAGAGGTTGAAGAGGTTATCCCCTGCATTGTCAGGGAGGTCGAGTTGCAGACTGGAGAGTTTGCTGGCACGGGTTTTGTCGCCAAAACCGTTGATTATGAGAAGTTAACAGCAGTTCTTATTGAGGCGGTTAAGCAATTAAGAGCTGAGGTAGAGGAGCTGAAGGGGGCTAAGTAATGGCTTTACCGGGAAGTGGCCAGATCAGGGCAAGCGACATCAAGACAGAGTGGAATGCTAACGGCTCTTTAGCGGGGCTAACCCAAGTCAGCATGGGTTACTTCTTGACTGACGGAGCGGTAAATTTACCGACAAGCGGCTCAATCAGGATGTCGGATTTTTATAACATCGTAGCAAGGTCAACGACAATAACCACAAACACTTCCACTAGCCGGGCTTATTTCCGGAGAGCCAATGTCTATCGATATTACTCTATCAACATGGGCTATCCGGGTCAGCCGCCAACGGGATACTATTGGCAAACCCAGACCGGGAGCATAGGGAAGAAAACCGGGCTGGTAAACTTTGTCGCGTCCGGATCTAATGGGGCGCGGGACGTAGTACAGGTAGAGGCTTATCAGTATCCAGCACCGGGGACACCCTCGTTTCAAGTCTTTACAGCCCCGTCGGTATTTACCACAACGCCAGCCAACAACGTCAGCACAAGCGGGCTTGGATCGGTATATCTTACAAACACACTGCCTTACTCATCAGCCACAACAAAAAGTTCGGTTGTAGGGGTACAGCAAAAACTCGAATACAGCGCCCAAATAAACTCCTCCACCCTATCAACTTACCAAACGGTCAGCCCATACGCCGGGTACGGCGTTCTTGAGCAATGGTACTGGAACGCTGGCGGCACCCCAGCGCCCTACATGCCCAACATGGCGCAATATATGTTCAGCAATGGCCCCGGACCTTACATTGTATTCTTTGACGGCTATTAAGCCGTTTTGCTCAGACTATTAGCGAAGGAAAAAGAAAATGCTTACTTACAAGATTAGAACGGCAGATCCAGAAAATAACAGGATTGTCGTCACCTATTCGAATACTGCCGGGGAGAAGTTTCAGCTTGTAATAACAGATGCTGATTTTTCGAGCGAAGAAGCGATTCACAACGCGGTAAAACAACACGCGGTAACGGCACAGCGCTATTTTTCAGTCATGGAAAGCAGAACTCCAGAGGTCTCCCTATCTGAAAGGACGGGAACGGCAAAGCCGGTCGTCGAAATGCCGCTCCCCAATCATGACCCTAGGGTTGAGCGTCTCGAGCCCCGCTGGACTGAGCAAGAGGATGCCATGATCCTCTCTCATGAAAAGATAGTTCTCGAGGGCGCCGAAAGAGAAGAAGCCATATCCATTCAGGCATTCGGGGCCAGAGAGTATAGAGATGAACAGCTTAGGAGTACCGATCACTGGATGCTTCCCGACACAGACGGGCCGACCCAAGAACAGCTTGACTACCGCCAAGCCT